CAGTCGAATCGGACGAGGGTCAGAATGAATCTGAGGCAGACGCCGAACCTGAGCAGAAAGAGGCCGCAGCAGACGAACCGGAAAAGAAAAGCAAGCCCAAGATCGAGAAGCGGATTGGCGAAGTCGTAAAGCAGCGCGAACAGGCGAAAGCCGAAGCAGCAAAGGAACGCGCAGGCCGCGAGAGCGCCGAAGCAAGGCTACGGGAATATGAGCAAAAGGCAGCGCCCGAAAAGGCAGCTGATCCTGATGCTGAACCGAAGCCCGAGCAATTCACTGATGCGTTTGAATATGCACGCGCACTGGCTGAATTTTCCGCAGAAAAAGCATTAAAGGATCGTGACCGGCAAGAGGCAGAAAAGAAAGCCGCAACGGAACGTCAGCAAACCATCAAACAATGGACTGACCGGATCACCGCGGTGAAGGCAGATTTACCGGATTTTGAGGACGTTGTTGCATCAAGCGATGTCGCTGTTAGCGACCAGGTGCGGGATGCAATACTTGAAAGTGATGTCGGGCCGCAGGTGCTCTATCACTTGGCCGAGAATCCAGAGTTTGCACAAAAGCTGTCTGAAATGTCCACGCTTACTGCATTGCGCGAGATTGGGAAACTGGAAGCGCGATTCGAGAAAAAGGAACCGGCGAAAGCTGCTGCAACAAAACAAAGAGCGCCAGCACCGATCAGGCCCATTAAGGGCGGTGGAAGTGCAATGGATACGCAGGTCAACTCAGATGGAGTTTTCCACGGATCTTATCAAGCATGGAAACAGGCAAGGCTGGCAGGAAAAATTCGATAATCTTTTATTTAGGAATCAATCATGGCTAATAATCTGCTGACTATCAGCAAAATCACGAATGAAGCACTGATGGTGCTTGAAAACGAATTGACTTTTACGAATGAAGTCGATCGCAATTACGACGATCAATTCGCTGTTGTGGGCGGGAAAATCGGCGCGACCGTAAACGTTCGCCGTCCGGGTCGTTTTATCGGCACCACTGGTCCGGCTCTTAACGTTGAAGATTTCAACGAGACGAGCTGCCCGGTTACTTTGTCGACTCAGTTCCACGTTGACACCAGCTTTACGACTCAGGATCTGGCGCTGTCGTTGGATATGTTTTCGGACCGCGTGCTGAAACCGGCCGTGGCCGCTATTGCTAACAAGATTGACCGCGATGGTTTGGTTACCGCTGCTGCCAACACCGCGAACATCGTCGGCACTGCAGGCACGCCGCCGACCAGCTTGCTGACCTACCTGACCGCTGGCGCCTATTTGGACAGTGAAGGTGCGCCGCGTGATGGCCGTCGTTCGTGCATCGTGGAACCGTTCACCAGTGCAACGATTGTTGACAGCCTGAAAGGTCTGTTTGTGCCGAACCAGAAAATTTCTCAGCAATACGAGAAAGGTCTGATGGGTACGGATTCGGCCGGCATGAAGTGGAAGATGGATCAAAACGTTGTTTCGCAAACGTTTGGTTCGTTTGCTGGAACTGGTGCTGTTGCGACTACGACCGCCACTGGCTTTTTGACAACCGGCTGGGCTTCAACCTCGACTATCACGCTGATTGCAACTGGCGCTGTTTCGCTGAATGCTGGCGACACCTTCCAGATTGCTGGCGTGTATGCGGTCAACCCGCAGAACCGTCAAGCGTATGGCACGAACAAGCTGCGTAACTTTGTTGTGAAAACTGCTGCTTCTGGCACCAGCACTTCGTTTAGCGTAACTGTTTCGCCTGCCGTTATTACTGCTGGTCAGTTCCAAAACGTCAGCATTCCGACCACGAGCGCAACCGCGGCGGTTACCTTCTTTAACAGCTCTGGCACCGTGTCACCGCAGAATATTGTTATGCACCGCAATGCGTTTACCGTTGCGATGGCTGACCTTGAGCTGCCAGAAGGTGTGCACTTTGCTGGTCGTGCAAGCGACAAAGAGCTGGGGATGTCCATTCGTGTCGTTAGGCAGTACACAATAAATAACGATTCAATCCCGACTCGTTTGGATGTGCTCTACGGCTGGGCGCCGCTGTATCCCGAGCTTGCTTGCCGCGTTGCTGCGTAATAACCAGGGGCGCAGTCAATGCGCCCCGTCTAACCTCATTTAAAGGAATTCATCATGGCAAATCCAGGACCGGCCTCGGCCACCACGATTCACCCGCAATCCCTCGGCACTAATCAGGCGTATCGTTTGCTTGGTTATGCAACGGGCGTTTCACTTGCTGCCACTGGCGATGCGGCTACTTTTAACGTCATTAACAGCGCGACCTACAACATCACCAACGTGGTAATCACCAATGCAAGCGCAGACGTTTCCGGCGGCGCTCTTGCCATCTGGACGGGTCCGGCTGGCACCGGCACAGAAATCGTGACCAATGCTTCGCTGACCAGCAACACCAGCTCGGCATACGTTACGAAATCCACTGTTGTTGCTGCAACTGGCACTAAAAATCTGTCAACGCAGCAGTTTGTTGTCAAAGTCGGCACTGCTGTTACTGGCACCGTTGACATTTACATTTACGGTACTGATTTCAGCACGTTCTAAGCTGTATCGGGAATCGTTCGCAAGGACGGTTCCCATTTTTCGAGGGTAAAACATGGCCTACGATTCCGCATTTTCTCCGTTTGGGCCGACTCATCTTGTCGGTACTAGCTCTGTTCAAATAAAAGCAACCAACAACGACAATCCGACTTCCTATCGAATCCGTAATCTTAAAACAACGGATCAATATTTTTCTTGGGCGCCACCTGCACCAGGTGATGTTGCGGTAACTTGCGTTACACCAGCCGCACCAACTAACGGATCGCCGGTAACAAATACTCTGGGCATGGCCGGCAGCACGACAATTGTGATTTCTGGCATTCCTGCAAACGCATGGTTTTTGAGCAACGTTGCCGCAGGTTTTGAAGTCACTGCTGGCGAAGGCAAACTGTAAAGGCCGACCATGACGCAGCCGATCGACATTGTAAGCCGGGCGCTTAAGGATATTGGCGCACTGGAAGCGGGCGAAACGCCGACCTCGGATGCTGCACAAGACGCGTTTGACATGCTCAACGACTTGATCGACCAATGGTCGAACGAGCAAATGATGGTCTTTTACAAGACCGAGATTGTCTGGGCGGTTACGCAGAATGTCACGCAATACACGATCGGACCAGGCGGGTCGATTGGCGCCAGCTTTACCGGCTCGATCAGCGGCACCACGTTGACGATTCCGGCCAGCGGTCTGCTGTCAGGCTACATCACGCTTGGTCAGACGCTAACAGGCACCGGCGTGACCGCGGGAACGACGATCACAGGTTTTAGCACTGGCGCCGGCGGCAGCATCAATTACGCAGGCACCTACACCGTCAGCACCTCGCAAACCGTAACCAGCACGACGATCTCGGCCTACTATCAGCGGCCGTTGTCGATCAACTCAGCATTCGTGCGAGTATCAACGACCAGCAACGGTGTGCCGATTTACGGCGGCGGTCTGGATTATCCAGTCAGCGTGTTAAATCTTGAGCAATACAACCTGATCGGACTGAAAAGCCTAAACGGACCGTGGCCGAAAGCGGTTTATTACCAGCCGAGCGAAATCCTCGGAAATGTGACCGTCTGGCCAAATCCGTCACAGGGCGAAATGCACCTATTTGCTGACACTGTGTTTACGCGTTACGGCACGCTCTATGACTCAATAAGCCTGCCGCAAGGCTACACAATGGCCCTGCGCTGGTGTCTGGCCGAGCGCCTATGCCCGATGTATGGGAAAGCCTCGCAGACGCAGCTGGCGATGATTAACGCG